TAATTACAGTGGTAGGCATTTCGTCTCCTTAGTTGGTTTGCGTGTAATAGGTTGAGACGTTGATATCGGCAGATAAGACGTTGGATGCGCCTACCTGGACAATTTGTGGCGTTTCAATTTGTCCTAGTACATATCCGGCAGGTATGACTGCCAGAATGCTAATGATTAGCTTCTCTAGATTGTCTAAAGATGCTGGATTGGAATTATACGCGACGGCTGCGGTAATTTTATAGTTAAGCATTACTTTTGTTGTTGCTTTGTTAATGAGATTAGGTTCCATGTAAGGCGAGCCAGGCACAATAACTACGGCTGGTGGGATTATTGCCTCAGGTACATAAGCGTAAACAGAGCCAGCGACAGAACTAAGAGCTGTGGCTAATGTGCCTCGCACATCGGCAGAAATAGATGATGGCATTACTGGCAAAGACTTTCAACATCTACGACGTTACCAAGTAAGCCCTGAACACGTGAAAATAAACTGCGACCCATGCGATAAGGCGTGGCGGTAAAATCTACGCCTTCTATCTGTCCACCTGGAGCCATCCGAGATTGGAATACTTCGACGGCTACGACAAGGACGGCAGATTCTACATTTTGATTATTTGCATAAATAGTTGCGGCATCTTTGCCAGTTAAAGTTGCTCGACCTGTTGGAATAATTGGTCTGCGCTCGATGTCTGCGTTAGTAATATTCTGAGTAAATACCTGCGAATAAATAATATTAAAGCCCATGCGATTGACTGTGTAAAAGGTTGCGATGTCGTCTGTTACAGCGCGTGAGCCATCAAAAGGCGCTCCAACATTGTTGATAACAACAGTTTGACCTTCCACAAATCCGTGAGGACGTACTGTGTAAAAGTAAGCAATATTATCTACAAGTTCTACGCCTTGAATTGCTGCCTCATGCTGAGTAAGCAATGGCAAAATCACGCCTTCGCTAGTGTCAATAATGCCATCAAGATAAGCGTCATTGTAAAGAGAAGAACTCACGCCTAACACAGCGCGCAGTTGCGATGCGGTAATAATGCTAGGCATGAGTTCTCCTTACAAGCGAGAGAGACGCTCGGGGCGACACGCCTCTCTCAGATTAGTTATTTATTAGGCAACTGTGATGTTGCGGAAAGAACTTCCGTATTTGCGGCAAGTTGCGATGTATCCATAGACGCCGATTTCGACTTCGCCGGTTGAAACTACGTTAGCGCGAATTTGTTGAGCAGGGCCGCGGTAGAAGGTTGCTGCGTCGCTAGAATAAACGACACCCTTTACGCCTGAACCTGTATCAATGTTTGGATCTACAACAAGTCCAAGACCTGCGATAGTTCCAGCGGTTGAACCTTGAGTCATAAGACCAGCAGCATTTTGTGGAGCAGCAGCAGCAAATAGTGGTCTTTGTGATCCATCAACAGCTGCAAGAAGTTCTGCAAAGTTGCCGGTATCAGCAAGGAAACGGTTTGGTGTTTTGCGAAGAATGCCAAAAGAATCAGCAATACCGTCTGCGATTGAAGCATAAAGTGTTGCGCCAGTTGAAGTTCCTGGAGCGCCTACTGCAATGCTGAATGCGTAAGCGTCAGCCTTTTGAGCCCATGATGCGCTTAACTCGCGTAAAAGAACATCAAGATATGCAGGGTCAGAGCGCTCAAGAAGCTCTACAGATACTTTATTAGCGCCTGCAATTTTGACCACGTCAATTTCTGCACTTGTGATTGTAGTATCGGTTGAATCAAATTCAACTGCTTCAGCTGTAACGGCTGCTGTTGCTTGAGTTCCAAGCAAAGGACGATAAAATTTCATACCTGAAGCAGGTAAGACGCCCTGCTCAAGTGACATAGCAAACGGCATAGAATCGTCAATGATTCCAATGATGTCGCGTAAATATGTTGGTGGAACTACGCCAATGTTCTCAGCAGTAGTAGCAGCATCTAGAGCAGCAACAATATCGCGCGCGTTGCCGTCGCCTCGTTGTGCCTGGATTTGTGCGAGTGCGTACTGTCCAGCGGAAATGTTCATGTTTACGCGTGGTGCGGCATAGACAGGAGCATTAACGATAGGAGCAGAAGCCTCGACCTTAGATGATTCGACCGAAACCTCAGGCTCGGTCATCTTTGGGGTGTCGGTCATTTCTTCTTCTTCCTTTTGTGGTTCTTCCGAAGCAGCTACCTCGGAAACTCTCGCAGAATCTATAGCCGGACTTTCGACTAATGAGACTTCTACGAGATTAGATGAGAGGACGCGGAATGCGCCATCTTCGTCTTTCCATTCGTTGAGCTTAATGCCCACCGAAAATCCGTCGCGTAATCCCATAGCGGCTTCTTCAAGCGCTGCATCGCCAAGATAGGTTTTTGCGATTTTAAAGCTTGCATCAATTCCGATTGGATTGCCATTTTCGTCGTTGATGTGATTAAACTCAAGAACGCGGCCGATAGGTTGCGTATTCTGATGCTCAAGTAATAATTTAATAGGTTTTAGTGAGATTGAATCTTGCGCAAAAATAGTTTTGCCAGCATTGGTATATCCTGGCTCATTCCATGTAACGATGCGACCAGTAATGGTTCTGGAATCGCTATCGGCTGCAAGTATGTTCATCGGCATATTTATTTTCATCGGATTAGATCTTCTTCCATTCTTGCTTCGTCGATTGTCATAATTCCAGAGCGGACAAGAATTTCTAAAGTTTGTGCGCGCTCTAAAGGATTACCACGCAGAAAATCGTCCATGCGATATTCAACTTCTTGTGTATTTGGCGTAAAATCCGGCATAGAAAGGCGTTGCTCTAAACTTTTTAATAAAGGGCGAAGCGAAAAGTCCACAAGAGAACGACGCTCAGAAACAACGTTAGAATATGTCATTGAATTGACATCTGCGGATAAATACCAAGCAGGTATTCCTACTAAACGCGCAATTTCTGTTGCTAAGTATTGGCGCGCTTGATTTAATTGAAGTTTTTCAGGATCAAATCCTACGGCTGTCATTTCTACATCTGCATTAAGAAAAGCAGTAGCGCGAGATTGACGTGAAATCTTCCAAGCATCAAGAAGCTGACGAATACGATCAGCAGGTAAATTTGTGCCGGTTGATTTAAGAACCATTGAAGGAGTTGGTTCATTTGCAAAGTTGTAAGCAGTTTTTTCTAATTCTAAAGCTGTGCGAATTGTTCGGCCACCAATAGACAGAATGCCATCGCCTGCTGGAAAAGCAATGATTGAATCGACGCCGGTTAAAGGTACGTTTTTTCCGTCTAATTGATAACCAATAACTTCAGTGCCGAGCGCATTATATTGTGGAGTAACTCTTTCAGGTGGAACACGTGTCCAAGATTTAATGCGATTTGGAAATTCTGCATAAACCTCTAAAACTTGGCCATAACCAACGCCAAATAATTTCATGTCCTGTATTAGGTAATAATAAACAGTCGATCCTGGAACACGTGGGTCTGGTTGATGAATAACTCGGGGGCTTTCGACTAAACTTGAATCTGATTTAAGCCGTGTTTCTAATGGAATGCTTGCGATTGTGCCAGCAATGATTCCTAATCCGCGTGCTACAGCCGGAACCTGTAGGGCTTGCTCGCGTGAACATGTAAGCGCAAAAGATCCCCAGCCCATTGGGGCTGTAATGTTGAGAGGCGCTAATCCAGCTTCGACATCGACGTGAAAATGCTCAGTTAATGCAGCGGAAACCCGATTAGAGTTATCGGTTAATCGAAAAAAATCTAAGAGTGCCATATAGCGTAAAATTATATCATAGTCAATTTTTAACCTATAAGAATATCAACATCTGCTATAGGTCTCGACGCATCATGAATTGCCATGGCACATGCGACAGCTGCGGTCGCGTTATCGTTGCTGGCTCGCCTTCCAATAATCCAGCCCCCATCGCTAAAATTGACTCGGGCGCACGAAGCGATTGCTTTGTTAAAATTATTTTGATCCGCATGTATAAGCCGATCGTTTTCCATGGCTCCTAGCATCTCATCGCATGCCTGGGCAAATTCTCTACCATCAACTGCCTTACATTGAATACCGGCTGCCTGTAATCTGGCCGCCACGCTTGCTCCTGTGTTTTTGCTAAATGAGACATGGCTTACATCGTATTTGCGAACCCAAGGCGCAATGGCATTTGCTATCTGTAAATCATCAAGGGCAGTTTGACTATCAAACTCGTGAAGTAACCCCACAGCAATTTTTCCATCTACAATTTGAGAAGCTACAAGAGCGCATCTATCGCGACGAGGCGTAAGGTCAAAGGCCAAGAATGTTTGGCGATCATTCGTCAGCTGTAGATTTGGGTCTGCACTATTGCTCCATGCACCAGGCGACCAAGGCGAGACCATGGTGTCTACCCAGATTCCTAGGTTCTCAGTTAAAACCACAGCCTCGGGCTCATTCTTGACGGCCATAAGGTTTTCGTAATGAATACTTCTACCCATCGCTGGATTTGCTTGCTTCCAAGCATCCATATCGTCTAGATGAGAACCTGGCTTAGCGCTCCACTCCATCCAAAGCAAAGAATCTTTTACGCCTTCTACTGTGTGATGCCCACGCTCGCGCAATTCGTTAAGTACGACGCTAGTCGCATCTCCGGCATTTGAGAATGCCCACAGCTGCGGATTCTTGGCGGCTAATTGTGTTCTGGAAATAGCCGACCATGCGGCGTAATCTTTGTGTTCGCGTAATTCGTCCAGATAGATAGATTCGGCTCCTGCATATCCTCGACCGGCCGCATTATTTGCAACTACCTTAAATCGCGAGCCATTGAGCATCGTGATTTCTTCCTGGCCATTTACACGCCGGATATTCTTAACCTGGCTTGAAAGCCAGTCGTAGTTTTCAAAGTATTCAACGACTTGATTAAAATGCTCTAGCGAAATTGCCAATTTATGAGCGCTGAGAATCTGTAGCTTTTCTTTCCAGTCAGTTAATCCCTGGATAATCCGCAGTCGCATGATATGGCTCTTGCCATTCTGCCTACTAACCAAAATACCGGCTTGGGAAAATGCCCATCGGCCATCTGGCCTATATCTGTGTGCTTCTATGGCCACAAGCTCTTGCCATGGCATCAAAGGCTGGTCTAAACGTATTGCTAACTCGATTAACTCATTTCCGCGTGTAGGAAACTCGCTGGCGAATGGCGTATGGATACGAGGGTCATTACTACCCAGCATCAATTCGCTTACATTGGATGTCATTAGGGAATCATCATAGCGAATCCGGATCAGCAAAAGGCGATGGGGTTGGTTTGGATTGGTCTGGGGAGAAAAATGAAAATGGGGGTCGTGGGTGTTCTTTTCTGCCTAAAAAACCGCCCCTATCGCGTTTTGCACTATTACAGGCTATACAGGCCGCTACTAGGTTATTGGTATCGTATTGCTCTCCACCTTTAGCTAGTGCAACCACATGATCCACAGTATTAGCAGGCCTAGCACAGTAGGCACATGTGTAATCATCTCGTTTAAGGACTACTAACCTTAACGATCTCCACTTTTTGTTATTGTAGGTTTGATTCATTAAAACCAATTATGAATCTTATGATGCTCTAATGCTTTACATCCATCGCCATAGCGATGATTTACATACTTCTTAAAGTAGTTAAGTTGTTGTTGCCAACTAAGCGATCGATACCACTCAGATCGCATTTGTGCGAGTCCATGGTGGGAACCATTCGATTTGCTTGGGTATATCCAACTTGATTCTTTGTATATTATTTGATCTAAACATTGATATTCAGGATAGTCATTAGAGATAAGCATAAGATGGTACTTCATGCGTACCTGTTGCTTGGTCAGTGCCTCAGCCTGACCTGCTGTACTAATAGATAAGATCATTACTATTAAAGACAACACGGCTACACGGAAAATCGCGCCATGTGTTAAATACAATTTAAGCGATGCTAGGCGATTCGTGTTAGTCATCATGTAAGTAACTCCCTACTTTCGGACTGTACTAGGTGTAGGTTGGAAATGCCCTTCTAACGGGCGAAACGCGTTTAGTCATCCGCGCCTACAGTTTTAGGACGTGTAGTGGTCGAGTGTCAATGTTAAGCGATTGACTTAAATTGTGGTACGCCGCCACGCCCATGCAACTCAAGGACATAGCAAGTAACACACCCATCAGATGCCCATATCCATGAGCCGCACCCGTTACATCGAGCGATCCCCCATGGCATCGATAACGATTGATGTGAATTGTTCGTGGTCATAACACGCCCCTTTTCTTTCGGATGGATAGGCGCAACGCCGACAGTTAACTTTTCCCGCTTCACTATCAAGCAGCTGCGCCATCCAAGTATAGATTTGACAATACGAACACCAATAGCCGAACCATCGTATTAGTGATTCGTCGTACATTAGAACTTCTTAGCATCCATAAATGCTTGAGCAAGTGTTTTATCAGTCATGACAATTCGCCATGATCCGCATACTTCGCAGCTTGCTTCACTTAATCCGGCTGGCATATCTACCAGGGTTGATTGCAGTACATGTTCAGTCTCAGCTTTGCATCCCATGCACTTATATTTGTTGCCTTTATTGCTCATGCGTGTTCCTGAATTTGACACTCATTGCATAAGTCAACAAGCAACTCATCATCCCTAATATAACTGTTGGTGTCTGTAAAATCATCACAATTAGAACAGTTCGTATATGATCCGATTCTACGTAAAGTGTAAAGATGTTTCATCGTATATTCCTTGAATGGCATTGATCGCATACCCACATGTAAGCCTGTTCAGTGCCACCTTCATAAGAATTAACTGTTATATCAACAAGCATCGAATCCTCATGCAGATACTCTACATGTTTCAATTCGTGCTTAGACATTAGCGGGTCATAAGGTCGATTGCACATATCGCATATATCAACCATCCCTGAATGTGTGTCAGCCCCTAGTACTACGCTTGTACCATCTGCGTTTAATACTTCTACCCATCCCATTATTTTATGTTCACCCACTTAGAGCAATCTTTGTTATCCCATGAGCAATCCCAACGCGCCCAGGGTTTGCCGGTCTTTTGAGATGTACCAGTTTTGTAAATCATTGCTCCATGGTCGCACGTTTCTTTAGCTTGCTCAACTATTACTTCAGGGTTTAAAGTTGCTAAAGCTTCAAGTGCAGCTGTTTCGGTTGGTGTTTTGTCAGCCCAAACATCGCCTTTAACTGGCTCTCCGGCTTTTACACGCTCAACTTTTCCCATTTCCTCGCGGGATGGTCGTTTCCCAAGAGGTGTTCCCATGCCGTTTCCGATAGCGCGACCGATTGCACTTGTTTCGCAATTTTCGCTTGCGTTAGTTTTATTGACCGGACTACTGCCTTCAATTTCAGTTGCCCATCCTGTTGCGAACGGATGAATGTCGCTGTGATCTCTATAGATAGCCGATAGACACACCCATTCAACACGCCCATCTGGTCGAATATGGTGCGTGAGATCAGTTTGGATTCTTCCATTTGCGTATGCCTTCCAGTATCGTTCGAGCCTAGCTTGTACATCTTCATACTGACTTAGATCAAACATCTTTTCTGCCCCTATCTCGATGTAATCCAGATGAATAGAACTGTGGCTTTAATGTGCTTATCGTTATTATTTCAGCGATGTTAATGCCTAATTCTGACAATTCGTTACCTAATCGAATTAGACTTTTATTTGCCCAATTATTTGCGCGTATTAACACTCTTTCCTCTTGGGTAAGTGCGCCCCAAGTTCCGTACTGCTCATGTTGGAAAGCGTACTCAGTGCATTCGATCCTAATTGGACATGAAACGCAGACACGCCGAAGCGTTTTTATTGGTATTCCCTCGATTTCAAGTTCGTACACAGTTTTAAAGAACATGTCTGTTTCCATGCCTTTGCAAGCAGCTTGCTCGTAAAGCTGTTTAGACATCATTGCGTGTAGCCTTACCGCGTTGAAATCCGATAGACCTGCCACGACGATATCCGATGTTTTTGCCTTGTTTATAGCCTTGCAACCACATAGCGCAACCAAAAGCAACGCCTAATATGATCCATGTTAATTCTCTGTAAAACCCTGCATCCATATTTGCCCCTTTGTGTAGTTGGTAAGTACCAAACTACTCAGGGTTTAGGCAAAGTCAAGCATTTCCACCATAATGTTTTCCGTGCCATGAAAACGAGCCATTGGCCTTCATGGGTACGAGAATCGGTACGACTGATTTTCCAGTTACTTCTAAGATGCCAAAGCCCATTTGCCAATTAGCAGCGCCACGTGGCTTTAGGTAGTGCGCTTTGCTCATTTCCATAAGATGACCCACCTCTAGGGCAAAACGGGTCTCTACGCGCCCTGAGTAGCCTTTAGAAGCCCATATAAGCCCTTGCCTATGTGAATGCCCACAAACGATACTCTTGCCCGTTACATCCATAAGTTTTGCAGCTGTCATCCCTGCGACCTGGCTCATGTTGCCTTCATCGCCATGGCCTAGCAATACATCCGGAGCGATTTCTGTCAAATGCTGATTAAAAGTGATATCAAGTTCATCCACGCCGATCAATTCTGCGTAAGTAAAGCCACGAAGCCCACTAATCGCTGGGGCTTTTCTTTCGATGTAGCGCTCTAGTCTGTCTGTGTGATTTGATCTGGCTAACCAAAATGGCTTATTGGCTCCTAGTGCATTGCGAAATTCAGCCAGAAGATCGTGCGTGTCGTCTAAATGACGTTGAAGAGCTGTCGAGTATTCGCCTCGGCTACCCTGTTCCCATTTACTAACCATAGGTAAATCGGCTTCATCGCCTACACATGCAATAGCATCAGGTTTAGTCCGTCGCACAAAATTAATAAGGGCTGCTACTGCCTTTTTATGATGATACGGGATTTGTAAATCTGAAATGACAACTATCGTCTTAGTCGTCTGACTCATCATCCTCGAGACTTAATTCTTGAGGATCTTCTTCCCATAATTCATCGTCATCATCTTCTTCGATGTATTCTGGATTTGGAAAATTCCATTCAGGTAATTGACTTAAAACTAATTCCATAGCTTCTTTACGAGTAAAACCTGCACGGCAATAATGTTTCAATAATCTAGCCGCTTCGAGAGCCATTTGTAGCATTGGAGTTAGAGGCTCAGATAATAGAATGTAATCCGGTTCGTTTGGTTGATCTGTCATCTGAACCCCCGCTCTGGTATTAGGATAGCGATTTATTTAGAAGCATGCGATAAATCTCATCCACGCGCGTTTCGAGTCGCGTTACCTGATCCTTAACGGAGGAACCTGAATTGGGCTTGAGTTCGCTTAAATAGTGCAGAATCAAAAACCTAAGAGCGCCAAAGAATGCGGCTAAAAGGGTAGAAGCTGCAACAGCTAACGCTGCCCAATCCATAGCGCTCATATTTTCTTTTTGCCGTTTGCGCCTGATAAGCCCATCGCTACGACGCTAGACAGAATGGCTCGATAATCTAAATTAAAGTTAGTGGCCTGCCAGGTAACCAGAAATCCGGTTAGACCCATCATAATTTGTTTGCTGTCTAGTTTCATTTTTTCAGGCTTTCTACTTGGAAGGGTTTTTCGTCATTGTCGCCCGATGGTGTGAAACTTATGTGAATATGGTGTGCGTGTGGGTTGCCTTTGTATGTACGCCATTTCCAGCCCATTCGAGGACTAGAAATCTTGCCATGATGGATGATGTAAGAAATACGCTTCTCACCAGCCTTAGCAGCTAGACGCAATTCTTCGGCTAAATCCCAGGATGCATCTTTATATTTTCTAGTCAAATCTGCATCAACATCGATAGCACGCACGATGCCATTTTCATCTGGGTTATGATCCGACGGCTTAGCTTGATGGCGTGTGTCGCCTATCCATCCATCGCTTGATTTATCGCGCTCAGGATACTTAGCGTTTATCTGCTCGCGTAACTTAAAAGCAGCATCACATAGCCTCGGGATCGTAATCTTCCCATGTTGGGATTTGCTCATTTGTACATTTTCCCGTCAGTCTAGAGGGCAGCAATTTCATCTGCACTTAGTCCTAGTGCTGCAAGTTTGGCAAGTGCTGAGGCTCTTACGGCTTCTTTAGCTGCAACGGTTGCCATATTGCGCTCATACTCTGCGGTTTCCTCATCTGTAAAAGGCTCTACAGTAATTTCGCCGGTGCTGACATTGTGAACTGTTTTTGTATATTTTGTCATTTTAACTCATTCCATAAAGAAAAATTGACCCAGACGCAAGGTAAGTAGCCCCGCCGCCAAGTGTCAAAGTAATTGAGGATATTGCAGAAGTAGACCTAAATAAACCTAAATTACTTAAAGTGCCGCCTGTATCACCTGCGGCGTTATATGACACGCTTTGACTAAAATAGGCTTTAAAGTTTGCACTTGCGTAATTGTATAAAGGCATGTTGCCACCTTGACCACCGCCTGATGTACCAATAACACGGAAGCCGTCAAAACTGCTTAAATTAACGCCGGTGTTGCTGTCATAAACCGTTGAAGTGTTGCCGTTAAATGTAACCGCGATATTATTTGAACTTGTGCCGTTCGAATCTATACCTTGCATACTCAGCAATAAATGTTTGTAAGTACCAGGAATTGAACTCAGCGTAACTACTGAAGTGCTAACCGTTGGTGTAGTAGTGCTGATTAAAGTAAATCCACCGCTTGACGGTGTTGCCCATTTAAGGCCGGTTGCCGTTGTTGAATCAGCCGTAAGGACTGTGTCATTTGCGCCGACAGCTAAACGAGCCGGAGTATCGTTACCAGTTGCGCTAATTAAATCGCCTTTAGCATCCACAATGGCATTTTGAATTGCGTTACTATCATCTTGTGCAACCCATTTAAAATCTAAATCTGTGCCGGAGTTTTTGGCCAATACTTGATCAGTTGTGCCACCTTTAAGGTCAAGAAATGAAGTGTCGATGCCATTGCCTAGGGTACGAATAGCAGCTGCGCCATCCTTAACTAGGTCGGTATCATTCGGCGTTGTCCAGCCGAAGTTTGTTGTCGTTGCCATTCGTTCTCCTTTAGGCGACTATTGTCGCGTTTAGCCAGTCAAGTGTACCGGATAGTGTGTTCCATCTCTCAGGAGCAGGCACAGAGTTCCAGCGAAACGCCTGTAGCGAGAATGAGAGTGGGCTAATTAAAACAGTCAAATCAAGCGTGTTATATCCTGCTCTAAATGTCCAACCTTCTACGAATCCTTGGAATTGACCATCATTCATATTGGCAGGTAAATCGACAAGGTCTATGGGCATTCCAATAAATATGTTAATTAGTGCATCTCTGTCTGCATTGGTTATGTTGCTGTTAATGAGCGGAAAGGTAATTGCATCTAGGCCAGGTCGAGGATAGGCGCGCAGTTGTATATACTGATCTGCTTGTGCTTCGGCATCGGCTTTGTGTTTTAGATAAGTGTTGATCGACTGACTGAGTGTGCCATATAGCGCAATCGAAGCAGCATCAGAATCCACACTTTCATCGTTAAAATTGTTGCCAGAAAAGATCGTAACGTAATTTCGGACATCTCCACCCTTTGTGTAGAGTTTAATGCCTCGGCCAATAGCGTCGTTTGCAGATAATTCAACGTAACCATTGATCGAAAAGTATTGCGCCCGATGCGTTGAATCTGCGTAACTGATTCTGCCTTCAGCATCTTCGTAAAGATAACCTAAACCGCTTTGGGCAATATCACCGGCTAAAGTGTAAACATCAATTGTAGAGGCGGATCGAGCGATCATTTCGTAATCACCAGGACGATCTATTTCGCCTAGCCCTGTATTAAGAGCTTGCGCCCAAGTTTCGGTAGGGTCATAAGTTGCCCATGTTAAAGAAGCTGGGGTTTGCAACCAGTCCTGAAATAGCACATCTTCTAGTAATGTGTAAATCTGATCGCCTTCATAATCAGAAGCAAGAACGCCCTCTGTAGTGGCCTTAGGAAGCCTTGAGAGCGCCCCTAACGCGGTTATTGTGATTACTTGAACCTGAGAGACGTTACCTAAATTTCTGACTTCCTGAACGATGTCAGAAATAAATCCACCAAATATAGGTTTATAGATGTTAGTCGAATCTTTAATACTAATTGTGATGCCTTGATTTATTTCAGTAACGACAGAACTAAGGTTTAGATTTATTAGTTCTACTTGGCAATATCCGGCGACCGGCTGGCGGTAGATGTCTGTGCGACCTGAACTAATGGTCAAGTTGGCCAGGGTTACATCAGTGTATTCGATACTGTTTATCGTAACTTTCCAGTCAGGCGTGAAAGCGGTCATTAGAAGACCAGCGCTCCGGCTCCGAGTGTGCCTCGGCTTTGGCTGTTATTAAGTACGTTAATAATTGTTCGCGCTGTACCTTCAGGGTCGATTGCGCCATTGACTGTAATGTAATTGGCTGAACCACTACCTAAGTTCGATGTACTAGGCGCGGTCATGGTTGGAACATCAAATGATGTTTGACGCGCTCCAAATGGGTTAATATTGCCAAGAAATTCTTTAGCTTTGTTACCAAATGTCACAAGCTCTTTAAATCCTTGGACAATGCCTTCAACAGTCACATTGATGACCTCAAGAACTTTAGCGGTTCCCTGTGCTACGAAATTAAGAGCTTTAAGAGCCTTTTCTAATCCAGCAACAGCTGACCCTTGACCACCTGTAGCAGTATCAAAAATAGCAAAGAGATCAGAAAAACGACTACCTACAGTCCGAATAGTCTTGCCAAGTTCGTTAGCAATTTCTTCGGCGCTTGTTAATCTAGTGTTCATTTCTACTACACGAGGCGATGTCTCACCGATTGCTGTACCTAATCCACCTTTGCCAGTTAAGCCAGCTATAAACGCATTAAGAGCTGGAACGCCAAATTCGGTAAGGAAATTAGCAACTTTTACTAACTGCGGTAACAAAGCATATCCGATAGATTCTTTAGCTTCGTCTACGGCTATGTTTAATATTCTGAAACGGCCTTCGAGAGATTTGGCTTCATTTTCCGCAAAGCTGCCAAAGGTACCAGCAAGAGTTTCATATATTTTATTAAAATCTTTACTTTTAAGAATTCCAGCGTCAATGCCTAATCCTAAACGACCTAACGACGTAGCGTTTCCATCGTATGCTTTTCCAAGGGCATTAGCAACAGCTTCTAAAGGTTTGCCAGTAGCGGCAGTAATATCAAGCGCCAGATTTAATAATTTTTGAGCTTCTTCAGTATTTTGTGTGGATCTGATAAGACGTGATAAAGCTGGTCGTAATTGGTCGTCTACTACGCCCGTCGCAAGTTGTGTTTTATCTATGTATTCGGCAACAGCGTCAATTTGTAAAGCAGTCGCATCCGTTGAAGCTCTGATTGTTTCTTCTAATTTTCTTTGAGCTGCTTCATCTTCAATAGCAGCCTTAACGCCATCCACGGATAGCTTTAACGCCAAAGCCCCAATAGCAGCGCCAGCAAGTGCAGCAGCTTTACCGACTTTGGCAAAGCCATTTTCTACCTTATCGCCAAATGTTTGAGTCTCTTTATTTGCCTGATCTAAGCCTTTGATTAAGTCGGCTGTCTCGGCCAGAATGGAAAGTTTAAGCGTACGATTACCGGCCATTACTTATCCCATTCCTTTAATATGCGATCGAAAGATTCTTCCCATTTAGCAATTAACTCGCGTTGGTTTTCGGTTAAGGTTGGATAAATAAAATAACCTTTATTGCCTCGGCCTACTCTTGGTGTGCGTCGTGGAAATTGCTTGAATCTATTTGATCCAAATTCCATACCAGGCCAAAGTTGCTGAGTAGTTGCACCACCAGAATATTTTTGTGCAGCAAAACCGAAAGATAACTCGCCGATCTTTGACGATTTAGCAACGCGAGCGCCTTCAGCAATACGACGGGCAGAAGCCCCTGCGATTTGGCGTGTTTGCGCTTTGCGTATGATCTTATCTTTTAACATTTCAGCAATTTCCGCTGAAGCTTCTTTTACCTGATCTAACGCTTCGGCATCCATGGCTTTAAAGGCGCGTTTGATGCCGGATAGTTCTCCGCGGTCGTACGCGATTCGTACATTATCCACGGTTGCGCTTCTCCAGTATCTCTATAGCGGTTAAAATATCTTCGGCAGTTTGCCATTCGCTCATCGGGATACCAGTAGCAACAGATAACTCGATAAGCGTCCGGTTTATACTTCCGACTGGGTAACTTTTGGGTCTGCTTCACCGACTTCAATATCATCAACGCTAAGCATCCAAGTCTCAAAAGGCTTTAGTTGTTTTGCGCCTGAAGTGCGGCTCATAGACATATAAGCCAAGAACATCAAGTCATTCATTCCGATTTCATCATTTTGACGAATCGTTTTGCCTGTCTTAAGTTCCCATTTAGCCCAGTCTGGGGGATTGACGACATAAGTCGCTTCATCCCCCGTATTAAATTTTATCGTAATTGGTAGTTTCATAATGTCAGCCCCGATTTCTTATCTTAGGTAAATGATTCCGCTGGTGTTCCAATAACTGTAAAGTTAAAGGTTACAGTCTGTGCGTCTGGTGCTGTTCCACCTACGCTTGGATACTCTGGGAAAATTTGGAAAGTAAAAGCTGCGCCGGTAACAGCTGTAAGAACTGTGCTAATTCCTGTGTCTGGTGCTGATTCAGCAACAGCCCATAGAACCTCACATAGTGATCCAGTTGCGCCCCAGTCTGCGAGCATTTCTACAGCAAACGACCATTGATCGTCGGTTACTTTGTAAGCCTTGCCATCGAGTGTTTGATAAGTCTCGCGGGTGCGAGTATTGCTCAAAACTGCGCTGGTGCTTTGTGCATCGAAATTGTTACCACCGATGGTAAAGGTAACATCCCGACCTGTAATTACAGTGGTAGGCATTTCGTCTCCTTAGTTGGTTTGCGTGTAATAGGTTGAT